ATGTCATACGAAGGGTTCACCACAGAAGAGGTGAACGAAGAGATACCAGTGTCTTCAGACGTTGAAGACGCTGGTGCTGAATCATCCGAGGTAGCTGAAGAGCAGCCAGAAAGTGCCGATGACTCGGAAACATCGGGAGAAGAAGACCAGGATCAGCAGGAGGAAGATAAGCCTCGCAAGCCTCGTAAAGGCGGCTTTCAGCGGCGTATCGACCAACTGACAGAGCAGAAACGGTATCTGGAGACCGTTGTTGAGAGGTTGGTGGGTGGACAGCCCGCTGCGCCGCAACAACAGCAACAGACACCGCAAGTAGCGCAGGGCAGGCCGAATGCCGCCAACTACTCCGATTACGACAAGTACATCGAGGATCTCGGACGCTGGGGCGCGGAACAACGCCTGGCGGAAGAGAGACAGAAGCAAGTCGAATCGAGCCAGCGGGCAGAGCAACAGCGTGCGAACGAGACGTGGATATCACGGCAGGCGGAAGCACGCAAAGAGATAAAGGACTACGACGACGTCATCGCTGATGCGGATGATGTCCCGATGTCGCACGCAATGCGTGCCGCGATCGTGGAGTCCGAAGTTGGTCCGAAGCTCGCCTATCACCTCGCGAAGAATCCTGCTGTAGCTGAGCGCATAGCTTCGTTACCGCCCGCAGCGGCCAACCGGGAGTTGGGCCGTTTAGAGGCAGCACTGATCACTCGTAGTCCGAAGACCGCAACCACTCCCGTATCCAAGGCACCGGAGCCTATTCGTCCGATCGGTTCAAAGACCGGCGGCTCACCCAAGCGATCGTTGCGCGAAGTCACTGACTTCAGCGAGTACGAGAAGCGGCGCAGAGCGGGCGAACGGGTCTGATTTCTCCGGTTCCTGACCAATTCAAGGAACCACACAAATGGCTAATTCACTTTTAACTCCTACCGTAATCGCCAACGAACTGTTGATGCGATTCAAAAACAACCTGGCTTTCGCTTCGGCTTGCTCACATGAGTATGACGATCGCTTCGACAAGATTGGCGATACGTACAACCTTCGAGTGCCTGCGCGTTTTGTTGCGAACAACGGCTCAGACATCACTTCCGCAATTCAGGACGTCACTGAACTCAGCAAGCCTCTGCAAATCAATCAGCAGAAGAACGTCGCGTTCCAGTTCTCATCGAAGGATCTGACGCTGACGATCGATCGCTTTGCAGATCGCTACCTGAACTCGGCGGCAGTATCTCTGGCGAACATCTTCGAGACCGACGGTCTGACGCTCGCTTACCAGAAGTCAACCAACTTCGTTGGAGCACCCGGCACGACGCCCAACACGGCAACTGTCATCCTCCAGGCCGGTCAGAAGCTCGATGAGAGCGCATGTCCGGTTGACGGCCAGCGCAGCCTGATCATCAATCCTGCCGCGCAGGCCTCGATGGTTGACACCCTGAAGGGTCTCTTCCAGAACAGCTCTGCAATCAGCAAGCAGTACAGCACGGGCCGCATGGGTACAGCTCTCGGCTTCGACTGGATGATGTCTCAGAACGTCAGGTCTTTGACCGTTGGAACCTGGGGCGGCACGCCTGTTACCGCTGGCGCATCGCTCGAAGGCGACACCACGGTTGCTATCTCTGGTCTCGGCGCATCGGGCACGATCTCGGCTGGTGACAAGTTCACCATCGCTGGTGTGTTTGCAGTCAACCCGGTATCCGGTGACGTTCTGCCTTCATTGCAGACGTTCACTGTCCTTACCGCTGCCACTGCTTCGGCTGGTGCGGTTACTGTCCAGGTCTCTCCTGAGATTCGGGCCGCTAACCTGGGCCGCAAGACGGTGTCTGCTCTGCCCGCTGGCGGCGCGACGATTACCCGTCTGACCGGCACACCCGGCACTGCCTATGCACAGAACATCGCAGTGCATAAGGAAGCGTTCTGCTACGCGACCGTGCCGCTGGAACTCCCGAAGAGCACGCACTTCGGTTCACGCGCAATCGACAAGGATACGGGTCTCTCCATCCGTATCGTTTCGCAGTACAGCATCCTCACCGATGTCTTCATCACTCGCTGCGACATTGCGTATGGTTGGGCTGCAAAGCGACCGGAATGGTCCACAGTAATTACCGGATAACTCGGTAACTCAGCTCAATTCACTCCTGAGGGGCGGCTCATCTGCCCCTCTTTTTTTACCTCGCAGCGGACTAAATCAAATGACATTCAGGGAACACCCAAAGTGGCTGTATCACGCCACAAATGCGCCCATTGTGGCGGCAGATCCCGGAGAAGAAGAGACATTGCGTGCGGATGGTTACCGCTCTGCCCAGGAGCATTTCGATGCAGTCAATAAGGGCAAAAAGAAGGCAAAAGCCAGATGACATTTCAGGAAATCATAAACGGGGCGCTTCGGTCCCTTGGAGTTATTGCGTCTGGTGAATCGCCAGCTACCGAAGAGAGCGCCGATGCGCTGACTGCGCTCAACGACATGATCGCCTCATGGAGCGCGATCGGCCTCCCGATCTACTTCGTTTCGAAGGACACCGTGGCGCTGACCGGCGCAGCGAGCTATACGCTGCCGACTCGGCCAACACGCATCAAGAGCGCCGCTGTACTTGCGACGAACGGCACAAACATGTCGGTGCCTGTAGTGGCTGCGGAAGACTGGGCCGGTGTACCGGACAAGACTCGCACCGGCATCTTCGCGGAAGCACTGTATTGCGATTTCGCGTATCCCACACCGTCTGTCTATCTCACGCCGAAACCGACTACCGGCACGTTGGAGCTTTATTGCTATCACCCGTTGCCTTCGACTAATGCTCTGACCGACACGGTCACGCTGCCTCCCGGCTATCAGCGGGCGCTTCGGTTCAACCTCGCGGTTGATCTCGCAGGCGAGTATGGCCGCACTGCGTCACCGGAGCTTCTCAGCGCCGCTGGGGAGAGCAAAGCGGCGATTACCGGCCTGAACGCTCTTGTGCTTGGCGAGCAGACTCCAGCGGCACCGGCACAACCGGCACCGATGCCTCAGGCGGCATAACCGATGGCACTCACGGTACTCGACGTAATCAAAGGATCGCTGCGTGCGATTGGGCAACTGGGGCCTGGGCGATCGCCCGGTCCATCAGAGACTGCTGACGCAATCGTTGTGCTCAATCGGATGCTCGATGCCTGGTCGGCGCAGCGTCTGCAAGTCTACGCGGTAACGCGCAGCGTACAGACACTGACGCCCGCCAAGGCTGCGTACACGATTGGACCGGATGTCACCGCTGACTTCAACGCTCCGAGGCCTGCGCGGCTCGAAGATGCGCGGATCATCAGTGGTGGCGGCGGAACGATTGAGCGTGGTCTTGAGATTCTGACGCCTGCCCGCTGGGCGGCGATCCCGCTCAAGACTCTCAGCGGTTTGCCAAGCAAGATCTACTACGAGACCTCGATTCCGCTGGGAACGCTGCGCTTGTGGCCGGTCCCGGTGTCTGCGGATTCGCTGGTCCTCTACACATGGCAGACGCTTCCCCAGGTAGTCGCCGGGACGGACAACCTGGTGATCCCGCCCGCCTATCACGAAGCGCTGATGTACAACCTCGCGATTCGTCTCGGGACCGAATGGGGCAAGCCTGCGCGGCAGGATCTGCTCGAACTCGCAGCGGAATCGCTGGCTGTTCTTAAGAGCTTCAATGCTCCGACGTATGAGGCGACGGTTGATTCCGCGCTTCTCGGGCGACGTGTGTTCGACATCATGACGGGGGATTACAGGTAATCATGTCTAAGCTGCCGGGGTTCGGAGGGGGCGCATACACACTGCAATCGGTTGATGCGGACGCGCAGACTTGCGTGAATCTGTATCCCGAAGCGGATGAATCGGGGCAGGGCAAAGGATCGCCGGTCCTTGTCCTGAAGCCCGGTTTATCGCTGTTTGCGACGTTGCCTTCCGGCCCGGTACGCGGTTTGTGGGTTGGGGAGAACCGGCTGTTTGCTGCCGGTGGATCGACGCTGTATGAAGTGTCTGCCGGTGGAGGCGTAACGTCTCGCGGCAACATTGGCAGCGACGGTCGGATGGTGCAGATGTTCCCGAATGGCGACCAGTTGGGCGTCATCAGTGCCGGTGCGTTCTGGCTGGACAACGGGTCGTCTGTGGTTCAGCCCAACTTCCGGCCTCCAAACGCCTCGCAGCTCGTCACTGCGATGCAGGGCACGTATCTCGACTCGTACTTCGTCGTCATCGATCAACCATCCGGTGCCGACAGTGCGAGTGTGCGCCGGTTCCGGTGGAGCACTCCGCTGGACGGCACCCAATGGGATCTGTTGCAGGCAGCGGCGAAGGAAGGCTACCCGGATGAACTGATCGGCATGTTATCCGATCATGAGGATCTGTGGTTGTTCGGCTCGCAGACGACTGAAGTCTGGAGATCCAACTACAGTGCCAAGCCAGAGGACGCACCGTGGGAGCGGGATCCCGGCGCATTTATCCATTACGGGCTCGCTGCGGAGTTCGCAGCGAATCGGATAGGTCAGGGCATCATCTGGCTTTCCGGCGATCCCAGAGGGCACGCACGGGCCTTTTACGCGCAGGGTTATCAGCCGACTCGCGTCTCGACGCACGCGATCGAAGAAGAGTGGGCAACGTACGGCACGCGAGCTGATGCGGAGTCGTTCGCTTACAGCGACAACGGGCATGATTTCTGGCAGTTGACGTTCCCCAGCGCAAACCGGACCTGGGTCTATGACCTGACGACGAAGCTCTGGCACCGGCGCGGGTATTGGAACGGTTCGTCTCTCGATCGCGATCGTGCCCGATGCCACGGCTACTGCTTTGGCAAGCATCTGGTCGGCGACTATGCGAACGGCAATATCTATGTGATGTCGCAGCAGACGTACACCGACAACGGCACGCCTATTCACTGGGAACGTGCGGTTCCGCATGTGACCGGCGAGGAGAAGCGCATCTTCCATAGCCGCATGGAGCTGGCTATGGAGAAAGGGACCGGCGCGACCGTCACCCTCGACTGGTCGAATGATGGCGGGCATAGCTGGAATACGGCCCGTAACGCGACTACCGGCTCTTCAGGCTTGTACAGGACTCGCGTCGTATGGCGCAGGCTCGGACACGCCCGCGATCGCGTGTATCGCTTTAGCGGCACAACCAGCAGCAAGACCGTGCTCGTTGATGCGTTCATCGAGGCGCAGGCAGGAAGCAACTAAAAATGGCCGGTAATCAGAAGACCCGGATCCCTGCGGTCCCTATCCGCACTCCGCTGACCGATGAGAACGGCAATCTGACGAGACCGTGGATGGTGTTCTTCGAACGCCTCTGGCCCCAACCGGGGAGCGGAGACGTGCCGGGCGCGGGCAGTGCCAAGGGGCC